GGCGTATGGTTTCAGCCATCATTGGCGGTTCAAAACCAACGGGCCAATGATCCATCTATGACGATTGCTGTCTCCGGCAAGATCCCGTCGATTGTGCTGATCTCAATCCTAGATCAGGGGCTTATAGAAATCAAGCCGGAGGGCGTGCGAACGGATGTAAGTGTTACATCAATCGACGGAGCGCCGATCTTCGGATGGGACGTGGAAAACCAATATATTTCCGGCTGGGATAATGGCGCCTGGGGCATTACCCCGCAACAGCTCGCCGCGTGAATTCATGGGATAATCAATGACTATAACAAATGATTTTGTTCCATTCGCGACTGGGGCTGGGGCGAATGTTATTGCCCCAGCGACATGGTCGACGACTACTTCAAGGTTTACCGGATTCCAAAGCGGGACTGCGTCGTCGGCACAAGCAAATACCGCACTTCGTCAGGTAAGCGAGATTACCACTGCAATTGCGCAGTTCATTTCGGATACGCTAGCGCAAAATGTTGTAGATAATGGGAATATAGCTACACTAGAAGCTCAATTCATAAGCGCGATCAACGTTTCTGTCGGCGCGCCGTCGCAAGCCTCATTTTGGCATTTTGGCCATGATGCCGGGCCGGTAAATGTTATGCAGGTGGCGGCGTCGCCGATTATCACTGCATATGCTGATGGCATGATGCTGGCGACATTCCCGCAATTCAGCAACACGACCAGCAATCCAACTCTAAGCGCCAACGGGCTTGCTGCCACTGTTATCGCGCATTCGGACGGCACGTCGCTAAATGCAGGCGACATCGCAATAAACACAGCGGTAGTGTTCATATACGATTCAATCGCAACGAAGTGGCGGATTATCAGTGCATCCACTGTTCCGCAATCGGCGCTTGTTCATTACGGCGCTGATGTCGGAACTGCTAATGCAATGCTGGTTTCGACAGTTATTCCGGCGATTGCTGCAGTTACGACAGGAATGCAATTCGGCATCAAGAAAGGTGCGGCAGCGAATACTGGGGCTGTAACTCTTAATATTGTTGGGACAAATGCCGCGTTGACGTGGCCTGATGGCACGCCACTTTCAGGCATAGGGCCGGAATGGCCGGCTGGTGCCGATGGCCTCGTTATGTATGATGGAAATTACAAATTAATCGGGCCTCCATCCCCATTTGCATTTATTCCCCCAGGAACGAAGCCTCCATTGCAGGCACCTAAGACATATTATGTGGATGTGTCTGCCGGGAGTGATGCGAATAATGGTCTTGCTCCTGGGGCCGGACATGCGTTTCAAACTGTGCAGCATGCAATTAACGTTTCCCAATCATTTAATCTCAATGGGTTTAATATTACAATTAATATTGCGACTGGGACATATGCACCATTCATCTGCACTCAGGTTAATGGTTCCGGCGGAATTTATATAATCGGCGATAATACGACCCCGGCGAATGTCTTGATCAGTGCCGTGACTGGAGAAGCAATACAAGTCAATTCTAGTCAATATACGCTTTCCGGAATGAAGGTAACTTCGGCGGCGAATGGGAGTGCCCCCCACTTAGGGGTCGGCATTCGAACCTCAGCCAGTGTTCAATGTTCTATTTACAACATTGAATTTGGAGCATGTTCATTTGCGCATATATCATGTGAAGCAGGATCGATAATTGATCAATTAGGCGTTTCATTCGGGATACCATCAACATTTATAAATATATCCGGGAACGCGCCGATTCATCTTAACTGCGGCCCAAATTCGGTTATATATGTTGGCGGCATTGCATTGAATGTTTCCGGGATCCCGGCATTCACCGTATTTGTGAATTGTACTTCTAACAGCACTGTGACTGGGATATATTCCGCTATTGCGGGCACGGCAACCGGGTCTAAGTATGCGGCTTCTCTTAATGGGATTATTAACACCAATGGCTCCGGTACCAGCTACTTTCCAGGGAGCAGCTCCGGGACATTAACGACCGGAGGGCAATATATCTAATGTTTCCTTTTGATTGGTATTGGATTGTTGGCGCGGATGGTTCGCGGGTCTATGCAAGCGCGCGTGAAATCTACGTGCCGATTAACGATAGTTCTTATGTCGCGTGGAAAAAAGCTTTTCAAACGAGCCACATATCAACAGAAACGGAATTATTTGCTATATTGTCAATGTATGGAATTGGTCATCCATAATGGATTTATCATTTGAGACTAACCAGACATTCGCGTTATCTCTCAACGTGGCCGCATGGAAACCAATTTATCCATTATCGGCGTGCGTCTTTCACGCACAGATTAGAGTGGCCCCTGGATCAATTCCAATTATTTATTCCTGGTCCTCAAATCCAGGTGATAAGTGGGGCAATGGTGTTATAACCTATACGGATTCGACTGGATTGCTTTATTTTACTGCGCCATATTCTGACATGATTAATCTTATTCCTGGCACTTATCAATGGGATTTGGAATTAATATTTGATGGATTTATTAAAATCCTAACTGGCGGCGCGTTTGTAATTACCGGTGGAATTACATTGCAGTGAGGGCGGAATAGTGTGCGCAGATACTGTTGTTGTTACATCCCCAGATTCCGCCATTGCAGTTCTTCAGCCAACTCTTACCGACGCAATTGCGGCCGCGCAGCTTTGTTTAGCACTCGTCACGGCTGCGAAGGATAATGTTCTCGCTGCTCAAGCAGCTATAAATGCGGATACAACGACGGCTATTAATGCGGCGGCATCTGCACTAGCGTCTGCTGCTGCGGCGGCTGCCTCGGCGGGGGGCGGAGGAATTTCGAGAACTGTTGCTTTGCTCCCGCCTTCACCCGGAGAAGGCATCCCGGCATGGGCAACAAACGGCCGTAAAATTGGGGAAGGCGTTGGCGTCGGAACAGGGGTTGCGGTTCGCTATTCCGCAGGATTTTGGCGAAATGTTTCAAATGATGCTCCGGTACAGGCTTAACATGAAATATTTTCTTTTTATCGCGGCTATGTTGCTGTTTCCGGAACTAGCTCATGCGCAGGCGTCGGCGCTTCCAGGTGGTCAATATTATGCATCGCCGTGCGGGAGCACGGGATACCTTGCGCCACGAGCGCCTTGTGTTGCAGATTTATCCGCTATTTTCCAGCCAACCGGAGCTCCTTCGTTTCTCGATATAAATAAGTTTACCGCCGATATTTTTGTGTTGCGAGGATGGGGCTATATTGGTGACGGATCATCGCATGTACTTTCTACGGTTAATAGTTTCAATGGACAAAATTCCACTGGATGGACGCTAGTTCAATGGCAGGCAGTTCTCCCGAGTGCAACTTCGCTTACCAATGAGATAGACGGAGTTGCGATTAATTCATATATTGCTAGCATCGCGGGTGGAACTCCAATCGTCGTACCACTTTACGGGCGGGCTGTCGTCAACACTGCAATCGCAGCGTGCGGTTCTACATTCTACGCTTATGGGGCATCGCAAGGGGCATCTATCACTCAGACAGGCGCTGGGATCACCCTATTTAAATATTGCCAAAGCGCGTCCCCGCCGACGGCTGCTGCATTCCACCTACGTTCGCTGAAGCTTATTTGCCCAACGGGTGTCGCATGCGGTGATGTAATGGACGTGACGCTTAACAATGGTAGCGAGCCAAGTTTTATGCTCGATACCGTAAGCGCGCTCGTGGTTGGTACCGGAACCTGGGCGAACGGCGCGATGACAGTTGGCGCAGGCGGTACGCGCATTATAAATTCGGCAATATCGGTCAGCTTGGGAACAATCGCCGGAACCTGCCTGTCATTTGTTGATGCGGCTCCATTCACGGTTCTCTTACAAATTATAAATACGCATCTCTATGGATGCGCAACAGCCGAGCAAGTTACTGCCAGCGCAACGACTCCTGGAGTACAAGGCATTTATTATATTGGTGTTAACGCCGACCAAGTCCTCTCATTTTTCAATTTAACAGGCACATCAGAGACGGTTTACCTTCCTGGTTTTTATTTCTATGAGAATCAAGTTTCATTCTTTAAATCAATTATGTCTATTAACGGAACAACAGCTCTCCCTCTTTCAGATGTGGTGATTAGGGACAGCTATTTTATTCAACTTCCACCTTCTGGAAATTCTGGAGCAATAACAGCTCCTGCGGGACTTATTGATTTAGGCAATTCTCAGCGCGTGACGATTGATACTAATTCATTCCAGCAGATCGCAGGGGCTACATTCAATTATTTAATTAAACTAGGAGCGACGGCAGTTGATTGGACCATTGAGCATAATTTTGCTCCGGTTCTTCTCGGCACAATTAACAACGGGATCATTCAGATTCCGAGCGGGGCAACAAATATTATCGAGCGCGAGAACGATTGGAATTTTGCAGGTACTCGCGTTGTTAATGGCGCATGGGCTACGGCTAACGTTCTTTCCGAATCATACATTGAAGATCAAAGCGTCAACGCTTGTCATCTCTTGACTCCTAACCGCCGTGGAACGATTGGCAATCGGCAAATCATCTGTTCTGGATCGGCAACCATCACTCTTGCCGGCACGCCAGGTGTTGCAACGCTAACTATGCCAGCTAATATCTTTGGGACAACGAGCGCTACCAATCCAGTTTTTACGCTCTCGAATGGATGGACAGGCGCGGCATTACTCATGTGCTCGGCCGAAACGCCAATGACCGGCACACCCCCAGTCGTGACGGTCATCTGCTATTCAAATACCGGGACTAATGTCACTGGCGTCGTGCGAGTGCAATATACGGCGGTTGGATCATGATCGATAAAAATATTCCTCTTCCGCGAGGGTTATCGTAATGACAAATTTCCCGCCAGTTAGAGGGCTGTCTTTCGGTAGCAAAATTGCCATCCAGGCGTCAATTATCAACACGCCAACCCTTTCCACACTGACTATTAGTGCAAATCAATTCGCTGTCGGAAATGCACAGGGAACAATAATTGGAATCGTCCAAGGCCTTACAAGCGGTTCTATATTGTTATTGACTAATTCTTTCTCAGGCGCCGTCCAGCTTGTTTCCGGCGTTCTTCAAGTTGGCCCAACGCCGCCGACAGGTACGTCGACATTTAATATCCAACTTACTGAAGTTTTAAGCAACGCATCCAACTCCCCGAACATTACCTCGCTTTCGATCCTCGCAAATTATCTTGCAATACCTGTTAATATAACCATTCCAACTATTTCCGGTACTGCTCAAGTCGGGCAGACGCTTACGGCGGCAACCAACGGGACTTGGACGAATAGTCCATCAAGTTACACATATCAGTGGAACGACGGGGGGGTGCCGATCGGCGGCGCCACAGCAAACACCTATGTTCCAGTTTCTGGGGATATTGGGGATTTAATATCTGTTTCCGTAACTGCTATCAATGGCTTGGGCCCAAGTTTGCCGGCAACGAGCGCGGCAACCAGCGCTGTTATCGATATTATTCCAACTATTAATACAGCGGCGTCGATCCCTGGAACGCCGCGTGTCGGTAGTCCAATTACTGCAATAGACGCAATTTGGAATAATAGCGTTACGAGCCTAGCATATCAGTGGAAAGTTGCTGGCGTCAACGGAACTGGCGCTGGCGCTACGACGCTGACCTATACGCCTGTTAGTGGCGATCTAGGCAGCACTTTAACAATTACAGTCACAGCCACCAATACCGGAGGCACAAGCGCGCCATCGACAAGTGCTGCTTCGGCTGCTGTCCAGGCAGCATTAACAGCCAACTCAACTCCGTATGTGATTCTCCTCGCAGCCTGAATTAAAGGATTTAACAATGGCAATCGTTCTTTCTAGCCAAGGCATTACAAGCGGCGCCTTCGGTACTTTCACCGCCGGCATGGGCCATGGAACGACGAATTACTATTCGGCCGCCGTTCTTATGAAGCTTGATGAAAGCGGCCCTTTCGATCTCACCACGCTCATGCCGGCCAGCGGTGGCACGGTTGTGCTTGCTACCGGCGCAAATGCTATCGGTTCAATCATAGGCCGCACTTCTAATCCATCTGTAACGCCGACAATAACCGCTGGCGCATATACCGCCGGCCAGGAAGTTGGCGGATTGATGACATTTGCCGTTGGTGGTGCCGGCTCAGGCATTCTTGAAAGCATTAGTGTAACGTGTAAATCAGTACAAACAACTCCATTAAAGCTTTATATATTTGATACTAATCCAACTAATTCGACTTGGACAGATCACAGCACGCCGGCAATTAATGCATTAGACGTTCCATTTGTGAAAGGGGTGTTTTCCTTGCTCAATCCGGATAGCGGATTGGGCACCCATACAATATGGAATCTTGATGGTATTGCGGCATCTTTCATTGGCTCCAACCTCTATGGCATTTTGGTGACTGTCGGAACACCAACATTTGCATCTACATCAGGCATTATTGTTAAGCTTGGAATTGTGGATGATTAAGTGTCGATCCATTTTATGACAATTGATTGGCCTTGTTGATGAATAGGCGTGCTCTTCTAACTAAGCCTAAGAAATTGTCCGTATACGTGCAGCCAGAGGTTCAAATCCTTGGCTCGCTGATCGGAACTGGGCTGGTCGACACCGGGACAGGCGACGCGACCAATCTTCTCCTCTCCACGCAGCAAGCGTTCACGGGCATCGATTGGCTTTCGTACAACGTGACGATGGCCGACGTTAACGCTCTCGCGCCGGACAGCACGTCCACGGCCTCGACGCTAACTGAAACATCGGCCTCCAATCAACAT